TGCCCCGGATTTAAACCAGAAGACGTTTACGGAGTCCATGTAATCCATAAGCTAACCCTGGTTTTCTTTCGAGTTCAATGGGTAGGACTAGTAAGAATGTGAACAGATTTACTTGTGCTGTCGCGATGATAAGACTTGATGAAATAAGAACTAGGCAGAAGCCTGTCTTTTACCCGGCGTGTTATTCGCTGGGTGGGAGAGAGAAAAGAGATGTAATCGAAGAGGGAAAGATTGTCAGCTCGAGATCGATTCTCATGCCCGAAGATGCAGACAACCAGATAGATTTAGTTGCCTCACAGCAATTTCTTCAGATGGTAATGGATGTTCGGGGTGAAATCTTCTTGGGCTTCAATCCGAGCAAACGAGGATATCTCCGCTTGCAAGAAATGTTTGGAGGAAGAAATACTTTGTCTCTTGATTGGTCAAAGTACGATTCCTGTGTTCCCGAACAGGTCATTGTTGCAGCTTTTGGATTAATCAGGTCTTGTTTCCCGCAGGATCAATTCTATACCTATTATTTTGTAACCTGTCTTCAGAGATTCCTGTGCAAGATCGTTTTCTTGCCCGGTGGTTTTGTTTACAGAATGAATGTTGGTATCCCGAGTGGAAGCGCATGGACGAGCGTTGTTGGCTCCCTTTGCAACTGGATTATGTATATTTCTATATTTGAGAGTTTGCATGCAGGGAATGACCTTCGTCTTGGCGTTTATGGGGACGATGCTTTGGTTTCGTCTGGAGAGAGAGTAATTAAATGGGCCCCCCACAAGGTCTGTGTCCGAGCCAAGAAGATGTTCAATCTCGTAGGAAAGCCCGAGGTTTGTGTTATGAACCGTTGGGATGGTCCCACGCCCGAGGAATCACCAGTTTTCTTGGGACAGTGCTATCCGAAAGGCCTTCCGGCGAGGAGAACAGATGATTGGCTACAATGTTTTCTTAATCCGACTCGATATGATAAAACTCATTTTCAAGAATTCGACCAGTTCTTCGAAATGGGATGGGCTTACCCCCATTCCTGGGAAGTCTGGGATGTCGTTCGAAAGTTATTCTCAGTTGGAAAAGCATATAAATCGAAGATGGTATCAGATTTCTGGTTAGAACGAGAGGACCAGCTATTCAGGAGTTCGGTGGCCTTTTTCGACACTCCCTATTTCGGTCTCGCCGCAGAGAGACCGTGGGACTATACTGTGAG